CTCAAGCAGTTCCTCGGGGTTCAGTTTGACTTAGTGGCTATACCCACGGCTTGGAGAGATGTATGGCGGTCTCGACAGGATGCGTGGGGCCAACCGTGCTATGCCAGTTTTGCCACGTGGAGGCGTTCGCCCACCTCGAGGATGTGGAGGGCAACCAACCCACGATGGACATGGTGGTAACATGGATGGTACAGGAGGAGTGCGCACTATGCCGACGCGTTCGGACGTTGCCGGAGGTGGTGAGGGAATGGCTTTTTCCCGATATCTATCCGAGGCTCGTCATGTCGCCAAGGACAGTGCTGTGCACAAACAGGCTGGCGCGGGACTTTCAGAAGTGCTGCAATTCCAGTCTGACGGGGACGTATGCCTTGAGTCTGGGGATCGCCCGGAAGATCGAGGAGAGTGCGGAGAGAACCCTGACGGGGTATTACCAACAGCTGGTGTACGGGGCCGCGATTTCTGGTGGAATGTCGCGCTCTCGGGCACAGTGGCGCTTGCCGGTGTTGCGGGGCCATGGAAAGTTGGTGATGGGAGTATTGGCGGGCTGCGGGACCATGTTGACGGTCTGGCTGTTCAAGCCGATGCTCGTTTCCAAGGTGGTAAAATGCTTGGGGTCCGTGGTAGTCAAAAACAGCATGGAATGGATGGTTGGTTGCGTCTGGAAGCGCCTCCCGTATCCCATTTCACTGTTCGCCTCGTTGGGGGTGAAAGCCACGACTTTCCTTGTTGGATACACTTGGATGACGTCAGGGGAAATGACAGAGCCGTGGCTGCTGTTTTGGCAGGCTCTAGTGCCTTGGATGTTCGAGGAATCCCCGCCGACAGTGTGTTATGTGGGGCCTCGGAGGTCGGCTACGAAGTCCGCAGCGACAGGGGGCTCCGCGAGGGGGCCCGCGCAAGGTGTGGATCCACCGACGGAACCCCCGCCAGGGCTTCCGCCAGTGGCGTTGCAGGATGGATGCACAAGCGGAACTACCCCCGCAGGATTGCCACAGGAACCGCCGCCGCGCAGTGGTTGCGCAGCGGGCGGTTCTCGAGGATTGAGCATTCATTGTCCGACCCAGCCAGGGAATGAAACTCCGTGCGACCCGAGTTGCAACCCGGAGAACTATGGGCACGAGAATTGGAACGCTTGGTTTGAGGAGGAACCAAACACGCGATTCAATGTGACGGAGAGGCTTAAGCAGGCAAGTCCGATGGATGCCGGGGCGCGCGAAGAGGAGAAGGAATTGGAACCAGAACGGCCGCAGCAGCCGGAGACGGTCCTTCCAGAATCGCCGCCCAAGCAAGAGGACAAGACGCCTGACGAGAAGCCGCCGGACACGGAAGACCCAGTTCAACCGGAGGTGACCGGACCGATCGAGGCAGAATCAATCAGTGCTCCGAACACCGCTAAGGTAGGTTTCCTTTCTCAGTTCGCGGATGAGGAGGGGGTGATCCGTACCAAGAGGAGCATGCCCGCTTTGAGCTTGAAAGCGTTTGACCCAGATGTTGCGATGCAGCGAGACAAACCCGCCCCGATGCTGATGGTTCCCCCGGCGGGATGTCGGCTGGAGCACTGGGCGTCATGCAATTCGAACATTCTGGCCGGGCTTTACTTGCGCGCGGTGCAGCCAGCGTTACCGTACACGCTGGGTGATTCGCTGAAGAAACAGCTACGTCGGCAGGTGCTGAAGCTTACGCTAGGCACCGGCCCCTTCTCAGAGGAGCGCATAGCGAAATGGGCGTCAGAGGTTCTCACGCAGGAGGATCTATGCCCGAAGTCGTGGACAAAGGCCAAGTGGAAGCGAGAGCATGACAAGGCAGTCCTCGACACCAGCTTACGCGTGTCACCAGGTATAGCCATCAAGGACGAGATCCTTGAGTGGCTTGGGAAGAACAAGCCCCGCTTCCTAATTGCTGACAAGGAGGCGGGACAGGTCGCGGCCAGAATGGTCATCAAATGCTTCGATGCGTTATGGTTTGCGTGGAGGCAGGGGCACCACCTCAAATACCAGCCGAAGCACGTCGCAATGGATTGCGTCGTTGAAGACTTCTGTCGCGACCTTGGATACCCAACAGCCGTCTGCGAGGGTGACGGATCTGCTTGGGATGCTTGTTGCAACGTTGGCATCAGGGCCGACACTGAGAATGTGGTATTGTACCACATTACCCAGTGCCTGATGAAACACCCCTTGTTCCTGGAACATCTGGGAGAGGCCCACATGGCCGTGTGTGAGGTCGAGAGACTCGGCCTGAAGGGAGCCGTGAAGCTCAAGTCAGAGCAGGGCATGCGGTATGTGGTCAACAACATCCGCAGATCCGGCCATGCAGGCACGAGCGGATTAAACGGGTTCCTTAATGCGGTCTTGTGGTCGTTCACTCTTACGCCGGAGGTATGCAAACATCTCCAGGCGGGGCCTACAGAGCACGTGATGTCTCGGTACTGCGCCTTGGGAGGCGAGAGGATACATGTATCCGGGACGAACTCGTACGAGGGTGATGATTCCCTGTTGTTGCTGCCAGAGGCACTCAGGGCTCATGAGGCCAGTATCGAGTTGATGTGGAAATCCTACGGGTTCCGCATGAAGATCTTCTGGAGGACGGAGGGCATGGCGACATATACAGGATTTGACTTCCTGGTTCGCAATGGGCGCTTGACGGGTGCCAAGGTGCCTTCGATCCGCAGAAACGTGCTAGGCTGTACATTCTCAATTTCTCCAAAGGCCAGGATAGGCTGGCAGGATGGGAAGTTGTATGAGGTGTACAGAGTGGCGGCCGATACAATGCTCGCCAGGGCAACCGCCTTTGAGATGGACTGCGCTCCGATGGCGCACGTGTTCTGTCTATTGGCGGAGAACTTCGCAGCAAGGGTGCACGGGTATGCACCATGTGAGCTCAATCGTGAGCACAAGCGCTGCGAAGCTACCCTGGCTGAGACGTGCAAACGGATTCGCGGCAATACAAAGCCGCCCTCAGACGACCAGTTGCATCTCTGGCGTTTGAGTTTAGGTGGGCTACCAGGTGACGTTGCGCAGCTTCAGGCGCTCACCGGGGTACGCCCTGATTCCGTTCACTTCCTCCAAGAGGTGGCTTAGGCCACCCGCGGCTTCGGCCGCTTCGCCTTCGGGCACATCCGCCCTTATGGGGCGCGCCTTAATTGATACGAGAGTGCATGCTACGAGGATTGATGAGATTTCGCGCCACGTTTTATATTACGTGGTAATCCCTAGAAGGGAAGGGTAGGATGCCTTATTGCTTGTGGCGGAGCCTTGGGCCGGTTCCGTCCTGAAGCCTGGTGGGGAGCGACCCCTGCGGTGAGGGCCAGCGGGAAACCTGACACGACAGGTAGCGGTTTAGCCACCCGCGTAAATTCCCGTCCACATACACACCCCACTTTACCGTGAATGAACCCTCGCATTTGGGCTGGATCGGTGAGTGGATTTCCCGACCGTCACGCTGACGACCATTTTGGTAGGCTGGCGGGTAAGTTCGTTGTGCGCGCAAATGTACTGTTTTTATTGCCGTACGGTGACCAGTGTGAACGTGGAAGATGGTTAGAGGGAAATTGAGCGACCCTCCATTACGGTAGCTCTTTTATCGTGTTTATTTGCCTGTTCCATACCTGTGGATCCAATTTGCTTTTAGTCTGGGTGGCTTAAGCAGAGACCTCGTGCTTTGACCCCGGCACATCTCACCTCTCGTATCGAATTTTGTTGTCTTGCCGCGCAGTTCACGCAGCTACGCTCTCAAGATGCCGCGCAGTGCACCGAAACGTACCCGCCTTCAGGCGGCGAAGAAGCGTCAGGTGCCTCCACGCCGTCGCCCCGTGCCCACACGTCGTCGGGCTTCGCGGGCGCACGCTACGACTGTTCTTGCGCAGGGAGTTGGCTCGGTTCCGAGCAGGCCTTTCGGGTCAGTGCGGGCACGACCTACACTGGCCTGTTGGGATGCCAAAACACCACACCATCTTTCTTTGCCTCGGCCAGTAGGGCCATACACGACAGTTCGTACTACGCGTCGGATCAGCACCGACCGCGCGTGCATGATTTTCGGGACCTTCAAACGGCCCGAAGAGTCCGCGTCCAATGCGAG